GCCTTTGAATATTTTGAAGTCGTCCTTTGGTATAAGTATTGAGAACCCGCTCCTGTACTTCGGCGGAACCGACAAAAGATTTTTCATCGCTGGTTGCTGTCTGTCCGTTTATGAGTTTGGAAATATAATCATCAGCAAGTAAAGCACTTTCCTTAAACTTATTGTGTCCGTTTTCAGAACCTGTCGGTTGCACAATTTGAAATTCTGTTTCACGACTTCCTATTACATAACCGTTCGAGCCGAAGTTAGCTGCAAATTTTTCGAGCTCGTCCAATTCCGTTTCGTCCGATTTATCAGTTTTAACCGAAAGCAAAGGCATTCCGAAACGCTCGTTGTAACCTGCCCAATCAACACGTGCGTTCTTCTTATATATGATTTCTACGCAAGCCGTCAGAAACAAGCCCAAATCACGTTTATTGCCTATTTCTATAAGGTACAAATCATTCATATTTTGATTGTACGGAATACTGCTCTCAATATCGTCCGTAATGTTTAATTTGAACGATTGAAATTCGGGAAGTACGTTGTAACGTGAAATAAGCTCGCAGTCTGCAAACTCGGTTTCAATAATTTCACCGAACTCAATAAGCGAATGTCCCCAGAACTCACTTTCAAAGGCAAACGAAATAAAGTCCGTAAACCACGATTTACTGAATAACTCTTTAAGATTTTCGTTTGCTTTGCCGTTTTGAAGTATATCGAAATCCGATTGCTGAACCGTAAAATGTGCGGTTCTGTACTGCGAACGCAAATGAGCATCTTTCTCAAAAATCTCTTCATAAACAGCATAAAGTATATTACGGTCCGGACGTTCAATATCTTTTGCAAGCATTGTCGCCTCTTTGAAAAAATCCATTTCTACGGACACACCCAAAGGACGTTCCCGAAGTATGGTTTCAGAAACTTTTTTTCTTCGTTTTTTAACGGGTACCGTATTGGTATCGGCTAATTTCATTATTTTATTTCCTTTTTTCATGATTAATCAAAAGGTGTTAAAGTTCGTTTTTTATTACTTCCCCAACGTACATTGGTTTCTTTGCGTCCGTTATCTTCTCTTGTAAGTTTTGCAAGCGAAGTATTTCGTTTGCCGATTTCAATGTTTTTTATTTCGATAACAGTATCGTCATAATTCTTTACCACTCGTTCCGGAACTTGATTATCGGGTATCCTTTCGTATAGAAAATACAGAGCTAAATTCAGCATCCAACGCAATAAATTTTTATGCCTGTTATCGCCTGTTTTGGCAAATTCCGCATCAAGGTCGTATTTCTGATATAAAGCATCTTGAATTACAGCCATTGCATGAATTTCGGCATCGTCCAAAACTGCATCGTCCGAACCGGTTATTTGATTTCGTATATCGTCCGAAATCTTTAAAAGAAAATCTGTTATTGTTAAAAAAATCATGTGTTTAGTAATGAGTTATGAGTAATGAGTTATGAGTAATGAGTTTTTTTATATATTTGTAAAATTTATTTTTGATACTTTTGATATGAAAAACAGTATAATCGCAGATAAATCTTTAAATTTTGCTATTCGGATTGTTAATTTGTACAAACATCTTTGTGTTTCTAAAAAAGAGTTTATAATGAGTAAACAACTTTTGCGTAGCGGAACATCAATAGGTGCAAATGTCAGCGAAGCCATTAATACCGGAAGTTTAAAAGATTTTATCCATAAAATGACAATTTCGCAAAAAGAGGCGGCAGAGAGTATATACTGGTTAAAACTTTTGAAAGCTACCGATTTTTTAACCGAACCGGAATACCAAAGTATCAGTGCAGATGCAGAAACTATATATAAGATTTTAAAAAGCATAATACTATCATCTAAAAATAAACTGAATGAAACTTTAAATAATCAAAAAAAATAACTCATTACTCATTACTCATTACTCATTACTCATTACTCATTACTACAAACTAATAACTCCTAACTGTTTTCTTTACCATTTTGCCGGCACGCGGTTTGAAACGTGATGAGCGAATAAAAGTTTCCAAGAATGAAATTGCTTGTTCATCGGCATCGGGAGCATCGTCTTTGGTTCTGTAACCGGGTTCTATTCCGTATAATTGTTGCAGTCCTGTTTGAGTATCCCTGTGCGATTTTTTATCTTGGTTATAATATATTCGTGAGTTCTGATAATACGGTTGTAAGCGTTCCATACGGTCGTATTTTTTCACTTTGGAATTCGGTACTTTTACAATATTTAATCTGATATTAAATAAATGCTCTGCCTCCGAAATTGTACGTTCTACTTCATCGTTCCAAAACTGTGCTTCAAAACGCCATTTTATCATTACGCTCGGCGGCAGTTCTTTCTGATACATACACATCCATTCGCACGCCTTTTGCATTTTGGTTTGTTGCACGAAACTGTCGATATACCAAAAGTCTTTATTATGAAGTCCCCACACCCGCACAGCGTTATAGTCGGATGTCGGAGTTCCGGCATAAGCAATGTCCCAGTGTCCTGTTATAACCTGAAAGCTATTCATGCGAGGCATCTTTCCCCATTGTATCTGCTCTTGTTTAAATATTTTGCCTCTTATGTGCGGTTTGTTGTTATACTCGGCATTAGCGGCAAGTGTTCCTATTTCACGTTCAATTTCTTGCCAATAAGCGGCAGTATATTTTTCTTTCCAAAGCGGTTCGTAGGTAACGGGGTTGTAAGCATTTATTTGATTAATATACCAGCCCTGTGTAAGTTCTTCCAAAACCGTCTGAATCATTCGCGGAGCGAATAAGTTATTCGCAACAATAAATCTTGCACGTGCACCGTCCATTGTAGGTATTACGGAACTCAAAAGCCAATCTGCAATTTCGTCCTGTCTTTTTGGTGATTTTACGGTGTCTTTGTCTTCCAAGTCGTCTGCAACAATGTAATCAGGTCGGCGTGCTTTCATACGCAGTCCGCGAGTTTCCTGTCCCATACCTATTGACTTTGCAATAAAACCGTTTTTTGTAATGAAATATCCTTTTTCCCAGTTTCCTGATTTATATTGGTCGCCAAAATCATGTTTAAGAAGTTCGTTTGCTTCAAATTCCGCCTGCAAATCAGAAAGTAAAATCTTTGCTTTATCTTCGTTATTTCCGATAATAACCATGTAATTAACATCTTCGTTTACCCACAACCAGAGCGGAATAAATAAATCGGCAAGAACGCTTTTTGCGTGTGCCCTTGCCCATCGCATAATCGTTTTAAGTCGTTTTTCTTTTTTTACCTTGTTTGCGAAACTGATATGAAAATCGGGCGACTTTATAATTTTTTCGGTTTCCGAATCTATTATATAGTGTTTCAAATATGAGAGCACAAAATAAGCAAAATCCTTTTTTGCACTTTCAATACGTTTTGCCTGCTCTTCTTTTGTTTCGTTCGGATTTACAAAAGAAGCGTTACGGGCAAGCGAAATTTTTGCCAGATATTGTTCTTTTGCCGATTTGTCGATACGTTTCATATATTTTTAATTATGAATTATGAATTATGAATTATGAATTTTTTTTCATTCATAATTCATAATTCATAATTTTTTATCCGAGTTCTATACTTATTTGATTAATGTGCATTTCTTGAAAATCCAAAGTTTTGAGATATAAATCTTGGTTAAAAATTTGCAATGATTTGAAAATACGTTCCATTACATGAATATAGACCGAAAGTGTAACCTTGCTGTCTTTATCCATTTGCATAAGTGTTTTATTCCAATTTGCCACGCCGCTGTCAATTTGTGCGATGTGCATACGTATTTTTTCCTGTTCTTCTTTTTCGGCAGTTTCTGTAAGTTTTATTTCGAGTTCTAAGCGGTTTGTTGCGATATTGTCAATAATCTTTTTGATATTTTCAATTCGCTTTTCTTTACTTGTAACTCTTGCAGTTCGCTCTTCTTTCCAACCGAATTTATTAACCCAGCCCTTTTCTCCGGAAATTGTTTTTTCGGACACGCCGATAAGCTCCGCAATATCTTTTGCCGATTTTCCTTGTTCTACATATAATATATGTGCGGTTCTCCGCTCTTTATCCTTTGCCATTTTTTTTTGAGTAATGAGTAATGAGTAATGAGTAATGAGTAATGAGTAATGAGTAATGAGTAATGAGTAATGAGTTTTTTTATTTATTATAACTCATTACTCATAACTCATTACTAAGTTATATAAATTGCTTTTTTTTCAATATCCTGTACAGTCGTTCCTTTTGAAAACACTTTCCGTTTTATCATTTCTTTGATAGTTCTTTTTGAAACTACGGTTAATCGTCCGGCTGCAAATACTACCATATATTTATAACCGGTAAGTTCATGGAGCTTTTTTGCTCTTTTAATTAGCCGTTCGGTTCGTTTTCTTAAAAACCAACCCTTAATTCTGTTTATGTCTATCAGTGCAAAATGTTTCAATGTTCTGTTTTTTTGAAAATTTATTGAATACTTTTTTATAAATCGGTCGCTGACTTTTTTATATTACAAAGGTCTGAAATAAAGTAGTTTTACTATAAAATGTGTGCAAATTTGCAATGAAGAGTGTAAATTTTCACACATTTTTCAGTTTCAAAAAAGAATTTCGGAATTTTGTTTTCACATTAACACGATATAAAAATGCGATTTGTATTAATAGACGAGACATTAGTAAGTCATGGTTTTTGGGTAAAAATATCCGGAATTGATTTGAAGCAATTCAAACGCAATCCGATTATGTACTGGATGCACCAAAGACCGAGTTCTTATGACGGAGAAAAACAAACCTTGCCTATCGGAAAATGGGCAGAGATTAAAAAGGAAGAGATTAACGGAATAGAAGCCATAACAGCCGAAGCCGTATTTGACGAGAAAGACGAGTTTGCCGTAAAAATTAAGAATAAGGTTGAAGGCGGTTTCATAAACATGGCAAGTGCCGGCTTAATGCCGATAACTTGGAGTGAAGAAAAGGAACTTTTAAAACCCGGACAGACAAGACAAACTTTGCTTAAATGTGAAATGCAAGAAGCTTCAATCGTGGATAGGGGAGCAAATAAAAATGCGGTTCGTTTATACAATCCGGACGGCACGATAAACCTTAATATTAACAATGCGGATTTTATCCCTGAAATCCCAACCAACAAATCTGAAAAAATGAAACAAATTGCAATTTTACTCGGTTTACTCGCCACTGCGGAAGAACCTGAAATTTTATCGGCTATCGAAAAAATGAAAACTGATTTAAACAACAAAGAAACGGCATTGCAAAATATCCAAAAAGCAAGAGTTGAAAAATTGATGGAACACGAAAGCATCACGGCGGAGAACAAAGAAGATTTTGAAGAGCTTGCCAAAGTAAATTTCGGACTTGCAGAAAAAACTTTGGATATAATGAGAACCAAAGACCCCAAAGCAAAGCCGGTTCGTTTGTCAGAAATGATTAACGGCAAAACAACTCAACCCAAAGCCGACAAAGAAAAGAGTTGGCGAGATTATTCCGAAAAGGAACTTGCAGAAATGAGAGAAGCACACCGAGATGTTTATTGCGAATTGTTTAATACAGAATTCGGATATTTCCCGACATTAGATTAAAAACAATTATGAATTATGAATTATGAATTATAAATTATAATTCGGAACATATAATAATTCATAATTCATAATTTATAATTCATAATTTTAATAACTAAATTCAATAAAAAGATGAAAACAAGTATCAAATCAATATTTTTTATGGTGATGTTTGCCGTTTTGGCGGGCATCGGAATAGGGACAGCAACGGCATTGCCTGTACTTCCCTTAATCGGCGGACTTGCCGCTCTGAGTTTTATTCCGCAGGGAGAAACAGGAACAGCAAATGCCGGAGTTTACAAAGAAATCTGGACAGGTGAAATGTTAAAACGTTTTACGCATACAGCCGGCTTTCTCGGAGAAGTTTCAGATTACAGTCGCTTTGTCGAAAATGACGTTATCCACTTAGTCGATGTCGGAGCGCATCCGGAAGTTCTTATAAACAATACTACTTATCCGCTCGTTCCGCAATCATTGGCTGACGGCGATGTAGGACTTTCATTAGATAAATTTGAAACTGTACCGAGTTCTATTACTGACGATGAGCTTTATGCAATTTCTTATAATAAAATGCAATACGCTATGGATATACATAGAGAAGCATTGGAAATGAAAACAGGAGATAAAGCGGCTCATGCCTTTGCACCTGCTTCGGATACAGCCGATACACCTATCGTAAAAACCAGCGGAGCTGATAACGGAGCCGGTTTTAAGAAAATGACAATCGCAGACCTTATTGCTCTTAAAAAGAAATTTGATGATATGGGAGCACCAATCGACAAAAGAATACTTGTATTAAGCACACAGCACGTACAAGATTTATTATTAGTATCAGAAAGTTTCCAAAAGCAATATCAGGATATTACTACCGGTAGGGTGTTAAATCAGTACGGTTTCAGAATATACGAACATTTAGTAAATCCTGTTTACGACAATACATTTGTTAAAAAAGCATTCGGAGCCGCACCTGCCGTAACCGACCGTATATCTTCGTTCGCTTTTATAACTACGGAAATGTTTAAAGCACGCGGTTCGGTTAAAGCATTTATGCAACGAGCCGAAGATGATGTCCTTATGAAAAGAAATTTACTTTCTTACAACTTGCGATTTGTGGCATTACCAAAAAAACAATACGCAATGGCGGCTATTGTTAATGAAACAGCTTAGTAATCCAAACAAACCTTCAAGGTTTTAAAAACCTTGAAGGTTTCAAAAAAAACGGATAATCATGGAAAAAATAGACAAAAATAAGATATTGAGTATAATGAATTTCAATAAAGTTGATAAGGTTTTCGTAACCGAAGACGAGCAAGTTTTTTTGAAAGAAAGCGATTCTAAAAATCATTGTAACCGAACCGTAACCGGAAAAAGAGAAAAACCTTTGAAATACGTAAAAGTTTCCAAAGAACAAATACAAGCCGGAGAAGAACCGGTAATCAAAGAAGAACCGGAACTTGAAAGCGAAATCGAACCGGAAACAAAAAAAGAAACATCACCTTCAAAAAAGAAATAAAAGATGGCACTCAACGATATTAAATTTATAAAAGGTCAGGGCGGATTGGGAGCAGTTCTTCCTAACAACGACCACAAAAGCGGAATTGTATTTTTACGTTCGTATCCGGACGGGGACCCGGTTCCGGCAGTTCCATTTGTTTACGACCGAGTTTCGGGCGTAGCCGATGCGGAGAGTAAAGGAATAACAGAACTTGCGTATCCGGAAGAACATTATCAAGTAAGTGAATTTTTCCGCTTACAGCCCGACAGCGAATTACATATTATGTTCGGTTCAGCCGCCGATGCCGATTTCGATTTTGAAGAAGTGCAAACAATTCAGAACAATGCAGACGGAGAACTCCGACAGGTTTCGGTTCTTACTTATTTGGCGTTACAAATTACAAACATTCCGATACTTCAAGCCGTTGCCGATACGCTTTTTAACGAACACAAACCGCTAAGTATTATTTACGGTGCCGATTTAACCGGCATTGCACTTACATCTTTGCCTAATATTCGTTTGCAAACAAGTCCGAATGTTTCGGTAGTTATCGGAATGGACGGAGCGGCGGCAGGTAAAGCATTGTACGATGCAGGTAAAATTGTGCCTTGCGTTGGTGCGGTTCTGGGAGCGGTTTCACGTTCGTCAGTAAACGAAAGTATCGCGTGGGTGCAAGCATTCAAAATGAGTGCGGAAGAACTCGACACACCGGCATTTGCAAACGGAGTTTTATATTCGGAAACCGGAACAAATCTTATCAATACTATAAACGACTACGGTTATATTTTCTTGCGAAAGCATGTAGGTATTGCCGGCAGTTACATAAACGAAAACGCAACTTGCGATTTGATAACTTCCGATTATGCTTATATAAACAACGTGCGAACAATCGACAAAGCTATTCGAGATATAAGAACGGTTCTTTTACCCAAACTTAACAGTCCGCTTACGCTTACAGCCGCCGGAAAATTGGATTTGGAAACAATAACCGACTTTACGAACGTTTGCGACAATGCACTTGAAAACATGGTTAAAAACGGAGAACTTTCGGCATACCGAGTTCAAATTAACCCCGACCAAGATATTATGGCGACTTCACTTTTACTTGTAAACATTACACTTGTTATAAGAGGTGTAGCTCGAAATATTGAAGTAGAAATAGGGTTCGGAAAAATCTAAAAAAGTAAGGAGTTATGAGTAAGGAGTAAAAAAACTCATAAATTATAACTCATTACTCATTATTCATTACTCATTACTAAACAAAAAATTCATGGGACTTACACCTGTATTAATAAACGGAACTGAATACTCAGCCGTTGACGTAAAAATAACCATTGCCGGCGTTCCGGTTTACGGTATCAGTAAAATTTCGGTATCGGAAGAGCAAGAAAAAACAGATTACTACGGCTTAGGTTCGGACAGACCTGTTGGCAGACACCGAGGCGTAAAAAAAGCAACCGGAAGTATTACGCTTTATCCCAGAGAACTCGAAGCAGTTCAAATGGGCGCACCCGGAAAGGATATTTTAGATGTTCCTGCTTTCGATATAAACATCGTTGCAGTGCCTTTGAACTCGGACAATACTTTTTCCTGCGTTCTTAAAAATTGCGAATTTACTAAAAACGGCAGAGATTTCGACATTAACAACACGACTACGGAAGTAGAATTGCCGTTGATTTTGTCGCATGTAAAATGGTTGTAAAACGTAGGGACAGGGCATGCCCTGTCCGAATAAAAAACATAAAATGGAAAATTTACAAGAATTCGGAAAATTGTCCGAACCGGAATTAGCAAAACTTAAAGAAACACATAAAAAGGTATTTGAATTGAAAGTACCTTTTGAAACATCAGAAAACGTGGTTCTTCTTTACGGATATTTGAGAATGCCCAAAAGATACGAACTCGGAATGAGTTTGGCACAAATGGACAGCAACCCT